GGCTACGGCTACCGTGAAAAGGCAGGCTCCCCCACCCGGTTGATTCGGGCGGGGGAATTTGTTTGCCTGCCGGATGATGAAGCTGACCGTCTGGCCGCTCTGGGCGTTGCGGTCTGTCAGCCGGAAGCACAGCCGGAGATCGAGCCACAGAAAAACGCCCCGGCGGCAAAGCGCACCAGAAAGAGCAAAGCGGCCACCGCGTAAAGAAAGGCGGTGGAGCGCATGACGGATTTTCTGGAAGAAGCCCTTGCGGACATTGACTCTGTGTTCTTTCAGGAGTTTGTGGAGCAACACAAAATCGACGGGAAGCCGTTTGACGTTGTGCCGTATGAAATGACCCTCAAGGAACGTAAGGCGCACTGGGAAGCAGGAGCAAAGCAGAACTTTGACCAGGGACTTTACCTGTCCACAAAGCAGTTCTTCATTCGCAAGGAAGATTACGGCGCGGCCCCAAAGGTTGGAAAGCTGATGGAGTACGACGGAATCTGCTACACGATCAGAAGTTGCCAGACGGAGCACGGGTTGTACCTGGTGGAACTTGAGAGGGTGCGGCAGTAATGGCGAAGGCAATCTATGACGTATCTGTGCCGAACATCTACGAAGTAGAAAAGGCACTGGGCGACGCAAAGGACAAGGCTCCTAGAGCCATGAAAAACGCGGTGAACCAAACGGCGACCCGCGCAAAAAACATGATGATCCGGCAAGCGAAACTCCGATACGCCGTAAGCACGGCGGGCCGCCGCCACCTAAACCAACTGAAACTCCGAAACCGCGCAACGATACAGAATCCGACCGCAGAAATTTTCATCAAAAGTCGAAGAAACGATCTGGCGGATTTCAAGACAAACCCAACCGAACCACACATGGGCGGAAACTGGGTACACTCGCCTGAATTTCATACAGGCAAGGTTTTGAAAAAATCGCCAATGGATAATCTGACGGGCGGACAAACACTTATCGGGCCGGGAAGCAAGGGCTTCTTGGTGCGGTTCGAGAGCGGACACGTTGGCATGGTGCAAAGAATTATCGGTAAGCCTGCAAAGAATCCGAAGCCGACACGGTGGAAGAGCAAAAACGGGATTATCGAATATCTTTACACCATGTCTGCGCCGTCTGCAAGTTCCATGCACAGTACCGTGTGGCGGGAAGAAGTAGAGCCGGAAAGCGAGATCATCTTGCAGGATCGCTTGCGGCACGAGGTTGAAAAAATCTTGATGCAGGCAGGAGGTAAGAAGAAGTGAGCAAACCGACGAACTACACCCCCATTGATGCGGTAAAAGTTCTGTGCAAGGAGTTAGAAAAACTCTTTGAAGGGAAAACATTCAGCGGCCAGGGCGGGAACAAGCAGCTGAAGTTTTTTGAGTTCGAGTTCCCGGAAGATAACGGTAACGACGAGGACGTGGACACACTGGCCGCCGCTGCCCCATTCGTGCTTGTGAAAGCAGCCGGGTGGAGCACCGACATAGAAGAGCCGGTAATGATTGACATGAGCATGGTTATCTGTACATACCAAACCCCTGCGCGAAGCAAGGAAGAGATCGAGAAACTAAAAAAGGCACCGGCTCTTCTGGATTTGTACAACATCATGCAGGATATTAGTCAGCATTTCAAAGTGCACAACGTCTTTGGAGATTACTTCAACGTCTTAATGCCGATTACCTGCGTAATTCAGCAGGACGATACAAAACCGTATTATTTCTCTACTGTTCAGATGGACATTACAGGCCCAAGCATGAGCAGAGAAAACAACCCGGAAGTGGAGGCACTCACATGAGCACTGCAAAAGCAAAACAGGCCGAGCAGGCAGAGAACACCGCAGAGGTTAAGGCAACTGGCCCTGTCGTTTACTGCGGCCCGACCGTGAAGAACACCGTGAAACAGTACACGGTGTACGCCGACGGCGATATGCTGCCGGATATGATGAACCGCTTCCTTGAAACGGTTCCGATGGCAAAGGGCCTGTTGGTTCCCATCGAACAGTTCAGCGATACCCGCAAAGCTCTGGAAAATCCCAAGAGCGCAGCGGGTATTCTTTTTGCCGCCGTGAAAGCGGCCATTGAGTAAGGAGGTAAAAGATCATGGCATATAAGCATGGCGTATATACCAATGAGCAGGCAACCAGCCTGGTTGCCCCGGTCGTTGCCACGGCAGGATTGCAGGTCGTAATCGGAACTGCACCTGTCAACCGGGCAAGTGACCCCTACCACTGCACCAATGTTCCCATGCTGGCAAACACGCTGGATGGCGCAACTGCGGCAGTTGGTTACAGTGACGACTACGAAAACTACACCCTCTGCCAGAGCATGGGCGCAAGTTTTAAGGTCGTAAAAGTCGCACCGATGGTTCTTATCAACGTGCTTGATCCCAACAAGCACAAGAAGAACCTGGACGAAAAGACCGTGCAGATCAACAGCGGAGTTGCTGTTCTGGAAGAGGAAGGTGTGCTGCTGGACAAGCTGGTCGTCAAGGCGGCATCCGCAACGCTGACCGCTGGTACTGACTACACTGCGGCGTTTGACGATAACGGCTACGTCAATATCGTTGTTATCCCCGGCGGCGCGGGCAAGTCCGCAACCAGCCTGACCGTGAGCGGCGTTCAGATCGATCCGTCCGCAGTCACCCCGGCGGATATTGTGGGCGCAGTTTCCGCCGCTGGCGTTGAGTCCGGCATGGAGTGCATCCGCATGATCTTCCCGAAGCTGAACATGGTTCCGGGTATTCTGATCGCTCCCGGCTGGTCGGAGAACGCCATCGTGTCTGCTGGCTTGCAGGCAAAGACCACCCGTATCAACGGCGTGTTTAACTGCGTCTGCATCGTGGACATCGACAGTTCCACCAATGGTGCGACCAAGTACGACGATGTGAAGCAGCAGAAAGAAAAGCAGGCCGTCACCAGCGCAAATTGCTACGCCGTGTGGCTGTACGCAAAGGTGGGCGACGCTATCTACGCTGGCTCTGCAATGGCCGCCGCCGTGACCGTGGCGACCGACGCAGATAACGGCGACATCCCGAACGTCAGCCCGTCCAACAAGACCGTCCCGATCTCCGCCGCCTGTCTGAAAGACGGCACGGAAGTGCTGCTCGATCAGGAGCAGGCCAACGTCGTGAACAGCTTTGGCGTGGCAACCTGGCTGAACATCAACGGCTTCCGCCTGTGGGGCAACAACACTGCCTGCTACCCCGGCAACACCGACCCAAAGGACAGATGGTTTAGCGTCCGCCGCTTCTTCTGCTGGGACGACAACACGTTCATTCAGACGTACTTTCAGAAAGTGGACAGCCCCGCAAATAAGCGTCTGATCGAGGCCCTGGTGGACAGCGAGAACGTCCGCGGCAACAGCTTTGTCTCCCGCGGCATCTGCGCCCGCTATGAGCTGAAATACCTTGAGTCGGAGAACCCGACCACCAACCTGCTGAACGGCTGCATTACTTTCCACAAGTACATGACCCCGTTTGGCCCTGCGGAGGACATCGAGGAACTGGTCGAGTTTGACCCGGATGCGTTGTCCACCGCCCTGACCCAGTAAGCGGCGCAAGGAGGTAAAAGACTATGGCACTCGACACTAACCTGACCCCGGAGGTCGTCAACTCCTATAACACCTACATCAACGGCAATAAGGCAATCGGCGTTACCAGCGAGATTTCTATGCCGACCATCACCTCGGAAACTATCGACGTTTCCGGCACTGGCATCCTCGGCAAGATTTCCGCACCGAACATCGGCCAGTTTGAATCCATCGAACAGGAGATCACGTTCAACCTGATCTACTCTTCTTTCGTGGATATGCTGTCCCCGAAGCGGCAGGTAAACCTTACCATTCGCGCCGCCCAGCAGGCCGTGGACAAGAACCTCGGTTATGCCTACAAGGGTCTGCGCATCGTTGAGGTGGGCCGCGTTAAGGAGTTCACCCCCGGTAAGATCAAGCCCGGTGAGGGCATGGACGCAAAGGTGAAGCTGGAACTCACCTACCTGATGATCGAGAACGACGGTCAGCAGATTATCGAGATCGACAAGCTCAACGGCATTTATCGCGTCAACGGCGAGGATATGCTGGCGGATGTGAGCGCGCTGATCTAAAAAGCAAACGGCATGACCGCCCCGGAAAAGAATCGGGGCGGTCAATTTTTTGTATGCAGAGAAAGGAAAAACAACATGGAAAAGAATGTTTCTACCGCAGTTGAGCAGGAAGTTACCGAGCAGACCGCACCCGCCGCAGAGCAGACCAACGATAAGCTGGTGAAGCTGGCAAAGCCGTACAAGTTCGACGACGAGGAATATTCCGAAATCAACCTGTCCGGCCTGGACAAGCTGACTATCGAGGATGCGGTGCTGACCGTGAAGAAGCTGACGGGCGACGGCGAACTGGCCGCAATGGTGATGCCCGAAACCTCCACCGCATACACCGACGAGCTGGCAGCCAAGGCAACCGACCTGCCCATTGAGTTTTTCAAACTCCTGCCCATCGGCGCAAGCAAAAAGGTGCGCCAGATGGTGCAGGGCGCAATCACTGTCCCTGCACAGAAAGACGAGAGCGACACCCGCCCCCACATTCTGCACCTGCACAAGCCCTATCTCTACAAGGGCGAAACCCACACCGAAGTTGACCTCTCCGGCGTGGGCAGCCTTACGGGCATGAACATCCGGCAGGCAGAGAACCGCATGGAGGAAGAGGACATTCGTGCCATCGAGCGCACCAGTAACTACTACTACTGCTGCTTGATGGCAAGCATGGCGACTGGCAAGGACGTGAAGTTCTTCCTGGGGCTGCCTCTGTGCGAGGCTATGCCCCTGAAAAATGCGGTGAACGATAAGGATTTTTTCGAGTAAAAGGCGGTTACAAAGAAATCAGAAAGGCGGCGGTAGGTTTGGCCTCCGTCACGCACACGGGAGCGGACTTTTACCTCAACCTCCCTGTGCGTGAAATGGTGGAGATTAACGAGGAGGTGGCGGAGGAATGGCGAAAAATCAGGAACTAGAACTTTCTATCCTGATTGGCGGACGAGTTGACAACTCGTTGGCGCAGGCCGTAAAAAGCGCAAACGGCCAGATCGGCCAGCTGGCAAAGACGATAAGCAACGTCGGAAAAATTGGACTCGGCGCAATGACCGGGCTTGCAGTTGGCACGACGAAGTTCTTTGCAGATGCCACAAAAGATGCCATGAAGTACGAAAGCACGATGGCAGAAGTGGCAAAGGTGGTCGATGAACTGAAAGACGACAACGGCAATTTCACTGTGCATTACGACGAAATGAAATCCGGGTTAAAAGATATGACAACCCTGATTCCTATGGAGTTTGAGGACGCTGGTGCTATTGCTGCTGCGTTTGGTCAGAGCGGCGTTACCTCTACCCCGGAAATCCTCAACTACACAGCGGATGCCGCAAAGATGGCGATTGCCTTTGACTCCGACGCAAAGCAGTCCGGCGAATGGATGGCGACGTGGAAGCAGGCATTCAACTTGGCGGAAAATGAAATCGTGAATTTGGCAGATCAGTTAAACTACCTGTCAAACAACACGAATGCAACCGCCGCCGATCTGGCGGGAATTGTAACCCGCGTTGGAAGTCTGGGCGGAATGGCTGGTGTTAATACCAGCTCCGTTGCCGCAATGGCAGACGTTCTGGTGGCGACGGGCGTTGACGACGACTCCGCCGCAACCAGCCTGCGCAATATGTTCTTGAAGTGGACGGCGGGCAGCGCGGCCACGAAGAGCGAAGCGGGCGTTATGGCAAAGCTGGGCCTAGACCCTGTGGAATTTGCAAAGAGTATGCAGGATAACTCCATTGAAGCAATCGAGGACTTTTTCTCCCGCATTAAAGTTCTTCCGCAGGAACAGCAGATCAGTTTGATGGGACAGTATTTCGGAAAACGTGCTGTTGAGTCCGCAACGAAAATAGCACAGAACATTCCGATGCTGGAACAAAATCTTGATTGGATCAAAACAAAGGACGAGAACGGACAATACGTTTGGCAAGGTAGCATGGAAAACGAGTATCTGACTCGTAGCGATACGGCAGAGAACTCCATCCAGCTTGCAAAAAATGCGTGGCGCAATCTGCGGGAGTCGTTCGGTGAAGCGTTCCTCCCTGTGGTAAAACAGGGCGCAGACTGGTTTGTTGGGTTTGCAAAAGAAGTCGAGGCAAACGCTCCACTGATTGCTGGCGTAACAGGCCAGCTTGCACAGCTTGCTCAAAAAGGAATTTCTGCCCTGGGCGGCGCGCTGGAATCGCTCTGGCAGATCGTAAAGAAATTCTTTGGGTTCATCAACGTAAAGAGCGAGAACGGTAGCTACGACAACAGCGCGACGGTTACAAAGGTAATCGGAGGAACCGCCGCGACGTTCGCCGCAATGTCCGTCGCCCCGCAGATTCTCCAAGTGGTGAATGGTGCAACAAGGATTTTTGGCGGCGGAAAAGGCACTGGCCCGTTGAGCGTTGCAAAAGACAGCATCTTCGGAAAAGGAGCCGCCGCCGCAGGAAACGCCGTGGATATGTGGAATGCCGCAAAGCTGGGCGCAGGTCTGGCAAACAGCAGCATGACTCAGGCAAACGGCAGCCCTGTTACATCCAGCGGTATCGGCGGTTTTCTGCAAAATGCAGAGAACACGATTATCGGTACAATCTTCGGTCTGAAAAACAAAAAGCAACTGACGAGCAAAACGAGCAAGCCGGAAACGCTGTGGAAGAATGTTCTGAAAACAGCAGATCAGATCACAGCCGCCAAAAGTTCCGGCGGCCTCTTCGGGATGCTCAAGGGAAGTTCTTTGGGCCAATACGGAACGAGCGTGGCGAACTCGGTAAAGGGCTTGCACGGAACGAACTTGGTTCAGCAAACTATCGGAGTCGGGAAATGGCTTGGACAGACGGCGAAGAACGGAGTCGGCGGAATTGCAAGCAGCCTCGCGGGAATCTTTGGCAGCCCAATGCAGAATGCAATGAACAGCCCGCTGGGCAACTTCATTACAAGCATCGGCCAAAAGGCGGTCGGCCTCGGAAAAGGCGCGGTCGGCGGCGTAAAGAATTTTGCGGGCAACACGCTTTACGGAGCAAAGACGCTCGCCGGAAATATTGCATCTTCCAAAGTTGGACAGACGGCGGTTAAAATCGGCGGCGGTGCTGTGCAGGGCGTAAAGGACGTGACGCAGTTCCTTGGAGCAGGACTCAATGTGGGGCAAACGGTTCTCGGCCCGGTGGCCGGGAAACTGGGTGGCGCGTTTATGGGCTTGCTCGGAACATTCGGCCCGGTAATTGCCGGAATCGGCAGCATCATTGCGGTGGTGTCCCTGCTGGGAGACCATTTCGCGGATATTCAGCAGATCGTATTGAAAGTTTTTGGCCCGACCGGGTTGACGATTTTCAATACATTCTTTGCGGATGTCAAGAAAATCGGTGATGGAATTAAAAACGCTTTCTCGCTGGACAACCTGCTGAATATTCAGGAGAAGCTGAGCGGGAAAAGTATGTTTGGCGTAGACCTCGGCCAAGCGTTCGGGGCGGCCATTCCCATTATCCAGTCTGTGACAGGGCTGGTAAGCCAGGTTGTAGACCTGGGTGTAAATCACATTAAGCCCCTGCTGGCGGATGTGATGAGTTTTGTGGTGAATGACCTGTTCCCGGCGGTGGCCCCGCTGATTAGTACGATTATCGACCTGGTGGGAACGACGCTGGTAAACGCAATTAAGGTAATCGTGGATGTGATTCACGGTCTCCTGCCTGTAATTGAGCCTGTTATTCAGGGAATCATCGGGCTGATAAAGGGCATTGCCTCCATCGGCGTTTCCGTGGTAAATACCATCATCCGCGCGCTGAACAAAATCCACATCAAGATGCCTACAAAAATCCTCGGTATTTCTCTGCCGGAGGGCATCGCGGGCAAGGAGTGGGGCTTTAGCCTTGCAGAAGTTCCGGCTCCTGCATTTGCCAACGGCGGCTTCACCCACGGTGTCAGTATCGCAGGTGAGGCCGGGACGGAGGCGGTTATCAGCTTCAAACGCAGCGTTCACGATGAAAACGTGAATCACTGGGTACGGGCTGGCCGGATGCT